CGCTCATGACCGCATCAAGCGCTTCCCGCATGTTTCGAAGGTCCAGTAGCGAGGCCACCTCCGCGCGTTCGATGTCGGGGTAGTTCCGACGCAATGCGGCATGGGTGGCATCAATCACCGTCGCGATGCTGTCCCGGTCCATGTTGCCGGCCATCACCGCGTTGATCCGCTCAAGCAGCTGCTCCAGATCCCCCAGCGCGAGAGGTGGGATGACGAGCGTTTTCCCTGGAAACGGGAACGAAACACCGGGAACATTCACGACCGTCATTCGTTAGCACTCCAGTAGCACACCTCACCGAACTCATCCGCGTAGCCGGTGAATTCAAAGTCCGGGATGGTGTAATCGTCCTGTTTGGTGGCAATCCCCAGCTTGTTGCTGACAAAATTAGGGACACGCACATACACGCTTTTGCCTTTGTATTTCAGGACCAGCTCGCCCTGGAACACCGGCATGTCACCCATGGGCAGGTTTTTCACCGACAGGCTTTTACCCGTCGTAACGGTGTAGCGGTAATCAATGAACACCGACTTGGCCACGTCTGCAGCGGCAAATGCATATTCCCCCGTGGCGGCATCAAAGGTGTACTGCCCAACTGCCGGCGCGCTCAGTACCCGTACGTACGGGATCGCACCCGCGCCCCGTACCCCAAGATCGCCCGAGAGCGTCCCGCCCGCTGGAGGCTCCACGGTGATGGTGGCCCCTGCCGGCACCACTGTGGGCTCCGTGGAGTGATGCACTAACACCTGGCCGCTGGTCAGGGTCTGCCCGAACACCAGTAGATTCCACTGCAGCAGGCTGATCTGGGCGGACTTTGCCTTGCCCGTCAGCTTGCCCTGGCCCCGTGCCGCGTCGACCGCAAACTGCTCGCTGCCGAACAATTCCTTGGAATCAAACGACAGATCCACCGATGCTTCTTGCATGATGCCCAGCAGGATGGGGGTCGGCGCGGAAATGGCATTGCCATAGGCGTCCATCAGCGGAGTGGCGTAAAACAACCCGCTGCCGAATGCGATTTGCATAATGTGTTCCTCAGTAAAAGGTAGGTCCGGCCGTCAGGTCGCCGGTGTTGCACAGGTAGGTGAAGCGGTAGCGCACCATGCAGTTGCCGGCGGTGTTGTCGCCCTCGTCTTCGATCCAGTCGATATAGAAGCGCTGCACCCGATCCGCCTCTTCAAAGGCGTCCTCTGCCATCAGCACCGCATGCACGGCAACCTTGACCAAGTCGGCCACCTGGTCCCAGGCAGCTCCTGTGACCGTGTCCTCCCGGGCGATGATTTCCACCGTCAGCTCGAACTGATTGCGATCCACTGCAGCGCTTTCGCGCTCACACGTTTCAAGATCAGGGCGCAGCACGATCGCCGGCGTCATGTCCCGTCTGATCGCCTCAGTACGACTGCGATACACCCGGTCTGCCGCCAACGTACCGGCAGCCAGAATCAGCGCCTGCGCCTTTACGACGATGCGTTCTTGAATCGAGGGCATTAGCGTTAAACCTTGGTGAGGGAGGCCAGGCTAAAAGCGCCGTCATCGATCATCCGGCGGTCACGGACGCGAAAATTCACGCCGGCGACGGTGATCAGTTTGGGGTTGTCGATGCCCAGGCGCTCGGCCTCGGCGGTGATGATCAGGATCTCGTAGCCGGTCGACTGGCTGTTGGTGCCACCCATACCGTGGATCTCGTCCGGCATATCCCGCGCGGCCAGAAACGGCTGACCATCAACCATCCCGCCGACGTCGAAGTCCTCAAGGAAGCCCCTGAGATCTTCGTCAAGCATCAGGGCTCACCTTGACGGGCTTGCGTCCGCCCTCACCTGCAGCGGAAGGTGCCGGTGCTGGCTCGACCACCAACACTTCCAACTGGTGGCGAAAGCGCTGGGCCACGTCATCAGGCAACTCGATCACGCCCCCCGCACCGGTCAGTTTGTCATCTGGCCCGCGAAACGAGCCGGACAGCACGGTGTAGGATTTATTCGGCATTACGCTCTCCTACGACCTTGTCCAGTTTCGACAACCGCTGCCCCAATGCCTTGTCCGGTTCGCCGGGGATCACAATCACCTCCCCGGCCTTGAACTGCACGGGCGACACAATGGTGTAGCGGCCCTTCTTGTTTGCGACCGGCTCCAGGTTGTGCGCACGCGCACTGGCCTGGGCCGCATTCAGGATCAGCTCTCCCCCATAAAGGGTGATCGTCTGATTCACGAGGTACTTCGGCATATCAATGCCCTCAGTGAGGTGGCAGGCCGAAAGGCTTACGCCACCAGTTGGTTAAGAACGGCGTACTGCCAGCGACCAAAACCCACATTGCGCCAGGTGTCGACGCCGTATTGATGGGCATCGTTGTCGAACTCGAACTCCGAGCCTTCGGCCTTGGCCTTCATGGCCACGTCGGTCTCTTGCTGACGGATGAACGCTTTCAATCGACCGTCCGTGCGGAAGGTCACGAATTTGTCCTGCCAGGCGTTGAGGCGCACGTTGCCCACCACGCGGACAACCACGTTGTCCGGCATGACGATCTCGCTGATGTTGGTACCGCGCGGCACGCTAAGCGCCGTCTGTGCCACGCTCAGCAGGTTGAACGGCACCATCACCAGAAACTCGCGTGCCAGTTCGTTGATGGGTTCGCCCTGGTCATCCTTGAAGCTGGTCAACTGGGTGACCGACCGGGCAACCGCCTGCTGGAACTCCTCAACGCTCGGCCGACTGGGCGTTCCGTGAAGTGTCGCTGGCAGTTCGGAGATGTCGGTGGTGATCTTGTTGGACTGCACGCCGCTCTGGCCTTCTTCGTGGTCGGTGTCGAAGAAGTACTGGCCGTCATAGCAGGTCTGGCTTTCGCCGTTGAGCAGCAGCACCGACAGCAGTCGCGCCCAATGCGCGTTAGTGCGGTCGGCCAGCTCGCCCAGGCGAATGCGCAACTGTCCGGTTTTGTCGCGGCGCAGCTCGGTGACCAGCACTTCAAGGGTGGCCTCAAAATGCAGGTTTTCGATTTCCAGATCAGCGCTGATAAAGCCCTTGGCGTGGCGACCACCAATCCATTCACGCAAGGTCGGCACCATGCCGATCCATGGATAGGTTTCTTTGGCCTGATCGGAGTCGAACAGGTTGGACACGGCGTCGATCCAGTTCAACCCCACATTCTGCTCGAGCAGTTCGTAAAACATGCCGATGATGGCACGGCTGGAAAGTACTTCAGCACCCATGGGTGATTCTCCTGAAGAAGGATACGGTCAGAAAAAAAGAACGGATTGAGTGATGCGTTACGCCGCGACAGGGACAGCCTGGGCGGTGAACTTGACGATGCCGACGCCAGTACGCACGAAACGGTGAACATGCCCGATCAGACTGTTACCGGCGGCGGTGAGCAAAAACGTGCCGCTGTCGCTGGCATACACCGGCTTACCGATGTCGGCGATCGCCAGCGCAGTGACGGGCAGTTCAACTTTGCCCTCTTCGCGAAGACGCACACGCGCTGCAGCAGCGGCACCGATTCGATTGTCGACGCCGCGATCGGCGAAGCCCACGAACAAATCCCCAGCCGCCAGAGGTCGCGCAAGGCCGTTGGCCGCGACAATGCCGACCGCCGAACCTTCGAAAATTTGCACGCCGGCCGCAACCGACAAATCGTTAATGCCCCCGATCTCGTATGCGCGGGGGGTATCAAGTGTGAGAGGCATAGGATTCTCCAGAGCCATGAGTGGAAAGGGGTTACCCGTTACTTACTTTTTCAGGACCTTGACCAGGCCCCGCTCGGTGGCCTTGCGGTAGCCGTGATAAGCCTCGAAGGTGCCAAACTCAGCGCGCAGTTCCTTGTCGCCGTCCCAGGTCGCCTTGGCGCGTTCCTCCAGCGGCGCCTCTGGATCCTCCTTCACAGCCTCAGGGGCTGCCGGTGGCGTCAGCGCGTTGGGCACCGGCGCAGGCGCCTGGGCACGAATGTCGGCCAGAGCACCGGCGCGTTTGGTTTTTTCGGCGCCGATAACCTGCGCCGCCGCTTCGGCACCGCTGGTTTTGCCGTCGAACTTGAGCGAGGCGATCAACTCTTCGTGCCCGGGCAGCGCGGCGGCTTCCACCGCCTGGATGCGTTCGCACTCGGCGCGGGCGCCGGCAGCTGCACCAGCGGCATGCGCGTCATGTTCCAGGCTGGCCAGCAGCTCGGCATGATTCGCGGCCAGGTATTCGCGGTTGATGACGGGTTTGTCTGCAGTCGGCGCAGGTGCGTTACTGTTGGTGGCGGTGGACATAGGTCTTTCTCCAGAAGGACTGCTGTTGTACTCAGCGATGAGTTGTTCAAGGGTGGATTCACGGTCGGCCATGCCCAGTTCCACGGCATCGGCGCCAATGCGCATATCGCCCTGGCCGAAGTCGGCCAAAACGGTTTCAACACTGAGGCCTCGGTAATTGGCGACGTCCTCAACAAAGATGTCAGTCAGCCGGTCGACATGGGCCTGCGCCACTGCCCGGCCTGACTCGGTACCGAAGTCAGGACGCTTTTTCGGGCTCTGGCTGCTGACAATCTCAAAACTGCCGTCGTCGTCGCTTTTGCGCACCGTCAGCACCGTGCCGATGGAGCCCACTGCGCCGGTGCGGCTCATGACGATTTCATGGGCTGCTGCAGCTATCCAATAGCCAGCGCTGGCCGCGTTGCCGGATACATACGCAACCACCCGCTTGGGCGAGGCGCGGATCATCTGGCCGAATTCAGCGATGCCGCTGGCAATACCACCGGGGGTGTCCATCACCAGGATGATGGTGTCGGTGCGCGGATCGTCGACGGCGGTGGTGAACTCCTTAGCCAGCACATCCAGCGACGTCGCACCGGACAGCGCCGTAAACAAGTTGGCGTAGCGGAACACCGGGCCGGTGACGGGGAGCAGCGCCACATTGCCGCGCTGGGTCACCGCGCGGCTGTTCTGCAGGGGTTTACCCTGCCTGGCCTCCAAGGCTTCCGGGCCTTCATGCTCCCGGCGGGCGATGGCGGTGATGGTCTGCAGCATGTCCGGGGTGATGGCCCAGGGCTCACGTGATACCAGGTCGAACGCCGTCACCCGATGCACGGGAGGTGCATCGGTTGGGTTGTCGCTCATAGTTAGGTCCGTTCAGGAAGATCAGGATTGGCCGCAGGCTCATCCTCGGGGCGAGCCGTTGGTGACACGGATAGGCCGTCATCGCGCCTACGCTTCACTTCAAGCGCACGCTGTTCGTGGTTCTCTTCCCAGTCGCTGCCGTCGTAAAGCATGGATTCCTTGGCGAGCGTGCTGACGCCAATATCGATGCGCTTTTCGGCGGCATTGATGTCTTTGAGCGGATCAACGGTGCCAGGACCATCACCCACCCACAGCGACCCGCTGTACGCATAGCGCAGCAACGGGTGGTCGAAAAACCCGGGAGCCTCGATGTCTCCCTGTGCCACGGCCTCTTCAAGCCAATGCTCGTACACGGGCTGGCAGAAATGCTGGCCCAGGAAGTCACGGCAACCGCGAACGAATTGCCAAGCCTCCATCACCGCAGCACGGGCGGCGGTGTAACTGGCGGTAAAGTGCTTGATCAGCACCTCATAAGGCAGCTCCAGGGCCATGCCAATCTGCCGGAGCATGGCGAGCACGAACGGATCGAATGCCATGTTCGGGCGACCAGGTGATGCGGTATCGATCGACGCACCGTCGTCCAGCTCGGCGACAATGCCGCCACTGAGTGAGCCGTCCCAACCGCCCTGGTCCCGCCCGGCGGGTTTATCACCACCGACAGGGGTGTTGCCGGTAACGGCCGATGCCAGAGGGCTCAGATTGCCGCCCTGCCCCGGCTTGATGAACACGGCGAAGAACGCAGACACCACCGCCGCTTCCAGCTCGGCATCGGTGTAACGGTCCAATTGCTTGAGCTTTTCGATCACCGGCGCCAAGTACGGCACACCGCGTGGCTGGCCCACCCGACGCCGCCGGTACACATGCAGCAGCACCCGACCGCCGCGCTCGTTGAAGAACGGGCGGTCATCCCAGACGCGCTCTTTGACGCCGAGTGCCCCCGGGTGACTGCGCAAAATGTGAGCCTTGATCGGTGCACCATCGGCGTCACGCTCAATGCCGGCCGTGAGGGCTTCCGTGTCAGCCTTGTTGCTAGGGTTACAAACTCGGTCGGCCTCAATCAGTTGGATGCACGCCGAGTAGTGCTGACCCGGTTGTTGTTTGTGCGTGAGCAACGTAAAGACGTCACCGCTGCTCAGCACCGACCGCCAGGTCAGGTCCTGCAGTCCATAGAAATTCTGTTCGCGAGTGATGTCGCAGCTGGTGGTTTCCGCCCAGGACTTGAACAGCGATTCAGTTTTGCGCTGCCACTCCCTGGCCTGGTCTTCGTCCCAGCCCAAAATCGAGCGATTGACTACGGACTTGAGCGCCAAGCCGGTACCGACCGTTTTAGTCGTCACCGTATTGATCGCACCGCCACCGATGGGGTTGTTACGTTCAAGGTCTCGGCAGCGTTCGCGAAGCGTGGGCAAGTCGGGCAGCAGATCTGCTGCCGCACTGCCTGCCGTCGGTGTCCAGGCGCTCAGCGAACGCTTGGCCTTCGACGCGCCGCTGTAGCCGCCCAAGGCAGTCATGGTCAACCGGGCGTGCATGCGCTTGGCGCCGCGCTCGGGGCTGAGCCAGGTGATGGCCTTATCCAGCAGCGTCGGCTCTGGCACTTTCGGCGCGCGGCTCATCGCGGCGTAATCCCACGCAGGACGATACCCCGAGGGCGACCATTCTCCAGGCGATCAACTTGCTGTTGCCAGTAGTCGATCGTCTTGGTGATTTCGGCAAGGTCGGCGTATTCCAATTGCCGGGTGCCGATGCGATAGCTCTGCTTTTGGCTGACCTTCATGCTCGCATCGAGCCAGGCTTGCAGCTGGCCCTGCGCTTGTTCCAGGGTGATAGCCATGAATTAATTCCTGCGTTGGGAGAGCACGCGCATTGCACTACGGCGCCCAGAAACAACTCTCCCGCCAGAGGGCGGGAGATTGGGTGGTTCGACGGGTGGTTCGGGGGCCGGACTGATCCCGTCCGTTTCGGGAGCGGGATCTGTCTCGGACTGATCGGGCTCGGGCGGGTCAAACAACGCCCCCTGACGGATCTGTGCATCAAGCCCTGCCCAATCTTGCTCCCGCATCAAGTGCGTTTTCAGGGAGCGGGCCGCGTGCAACGCATACGTTTCACAGTCAGTACCTTCGTTCGGTTGGCCGGCCTTTTTCTGCCAGACCTTGCGGTAGTGGTGTCGCCGGCTGGGCGCTTTCACTTCGGCGGTGATTTGCCGGAAATAATCCGGACGCACCGTTTTGTAAAAGTGCATCCGACCAGGGCCATCACCGGTTAACGGCAGACGGCCCTCAATCCACAGATCCTTGGCCCGCGAGGTACCGACAATGTAAGGGCGCAGACCGTACTTCGAGGCCTTTTGCTCTTTGTCAGTGTCAACACCCTGCCGAGGCGCGCTGAAGATTTCCCGGCGTTCATCGTCGCGGGTATTGCCACGTTCGCTCGCGCCCTTGATCGCCATCACGCCGTTGCGCTGATGCTTCCGGCAAAACGCATAAGCCGCGTCCTGGGTGATGGTGCCGTCCGAGGTATCCAGCGAAACCGCTAAAACTCTCAGCTTGGCGCCGCAGGCGTGTGAAATCGGCGCAAACAGCAACTTTTCCAGATCCAGCCAGACGCCCTGGTCAGGCAGCACCACCTCGCCGTAGATCTCGCCCCAGTAGATCAGCCAGGATTCCTCGCCTCGGCCCCAGGCCCGCATCACCAACGCCAGGCGATCGTGCTGCACGTCGACGCCGGCGGTGATCACCAGGCCCCCCATGGGCACAAACATCTCCGGGTAGTCCTCTGCCCGCTCAGCCAATTTATCGGCCTCTGGCAGATCGGATTTGTACTCGTAGGCACGGCCCTGTTTCTGGTTGACGAACTTGATCAGCAACGACAGGTTGCCAATCGACGCCTGGTGTTCGGCGTTAAGTTTCTCCCGCACGATGTCGGCCAGGCTGGTACCGGGCAGGCACGCGTACAGTTCGTTCAGCTCAATGAATCCAGCACGACCGGCAAAGGGTTTGGTGGGCACCCAGCCGCAATAGGGGTCGCCCGCGTCAATCGCGTTGAACACCGTGTTGCGGATGTTCTCTTTGCGCTGGTAGTCGTCCCAAATCTCGCCACAGTGAGGGCAACCGTAGCCGGCGGTCTCTGGATCCGCACGGCCGTAGATTTCGTGCGGCTGGGCATCCTCTTCAATGTCCAGCCACTTGATATGGGCGAAATCCAGCACATGCGACTTGTCGCACGCGTGGCAGATGATCGGCAACACCCGGCAATCGGTCTGGGCCAAGCGCGCTTCGGTCTTGCTCGCGCCCTTGATCGCCGGCGTACCGCCCACCAGCATCTTGGAGCCGGGGTAGCGTTTGCCGCGCTCCTCCAGCAGGGCGATCGCATCACCCTGCCCCTTTACGTCATCGCTGGTGTCGTCCGGTTCTTCCACCACCGACAAGCCCACCGAGGACGTGGACTTGACGTTGCCGGGAGAGTTCGACGCTACCAGCTTGAGGAACCCGCCCGGGAAGGTCTTATGGTCCCAACGGTTGCCCGAGGTGCGGCTGACGTCGACCGGCATCAGCTTGGCCACCTCAGTGTTCGCCGTCACACCGAACTTGAGCTTTTCATCGTGGAAGTTTTTGCCGTCTTTTTCCTTGGCGAACAGGATCATGATCGGACGCGGCAGATTGTGGATGAACTTGAACAGGTAGCCGATCAAGAACCATGTCCAGCCGATCTGCGCCGCTTTCATCAGGTCGACCTCGCTAACCCGGGGATCATCCAGGGCAGCGGCAACGCCGAGGAAGTAAGGCGTGTACTGGAAATCGTAGAGGCCGTGCAGCACGCCGCTTTCAGCAGGCAGGTAAAACTCGGTGCTCAGGTAGTGCGCGGTCGGGATGTCACGCGGCGGGTTGAATTTCCCCGCTGCTGCCGACAAGCTCCGCGCCAAGTTTTCGCGCGTAGCCTGCAATTCGCTCGGTCGTAGGTCCAGCAACTTTGGCCACCACTGTTCGATCAACCGTGAGTTTCTGCACGTTCTCGATTTCCTGAATGATGCGTTCAAGGCCGCCCAGGTATTCCCGGTTTGCGAAACTGGCCCAGTCAGACAGCGCACGCTCTGCCTCACCGGAGGGGATCAGTGAGCGCAGTTTTTCGTAATACACCAACCGCCCGTTGGCTGACTTCTGCTGCAGGTCATCAATCCGCGCTCTGTTGAGCTCCTCAAGTTGGCTGCCCCCGCGCCCAGCGGCTTTAGCGCGCAGGTCGCGGATGTAGGCCGTTCGGATCTCGTCCATGCTTGCCGCTTGCCAGTCCAGAGTCAGGCCCTTGAGTACATCGCGGGCATTACGCTCGCTCATGTCCAGGTGCTCGGCGATTTCATGTTGGGTTGGCATGGTCTGGTCCTGATGCTAGGAGGGAAGCGGAACCCCCCATATCGGGTTGAATCTGCAAAAAAGTCGGGGTTCGAATTACCCCGATGGCCCCGCTGCCTGGAAGGACCCATTGATTTTGGATCGAAGGTCGACCTGTCAAGCCAAAACCCCGACAAATCATTGAAAAATCGCCATTTTTTGAGGAGAAATGCACGAAACCGACAAGAGGTCAGCCTCGCTCCATCTCCCGTGCCAGGGCACGCCGGAACAGCGGCTCGAACTCGGCCTCGGCGAGGCGATTGGCTACCCCGTAGAAGTCAAAGCGCCGCCGATACGTCGGGCGCTTGACGAAGATCAGGATGGGCCGTGCCCCGTTGCCGATCCGCTGCCAGATACCCAAAGGGCCGGTGCCGTTGCCAGGTCGACCCACGAAATAGTCCGGTGCGTTGCGGTTACGGCGCCGGCTGCGCTGAGTGCGGTTGGCCATGAAGCCCGACACCCGCTCAGCTGCTCCGAGTGCGGACAAGATCTGCACGATCTGGCCGCGACTGATATTGCCGTTGCCATCCATCCTGGCGCGCCGACCAGGGACGGCGTACATGTCAGCTGGCATCAAGCCGTAGTGGATCAGCGCTTTCTCAAATCGCTTATGTGGCCGGTTGCCACCGTCAATGTGGACCGGCAAGTACTTGGACGCGGGCACACCCGAGCTGGCTTCGTCCTTGATCCACACACGGGCAAACAGGCGGCTGGTCGTGGCACTGCGCTTGAAGACCGAGTTGAGCGTCCACCGTGTGGGCCTATCGAACACTCGCTCAAGCTCGGCCTTCTCAGCTGCCTGGACGCGTTCGGCGGTGAAGGTCAACGCTTTGGCAGCAGCTATTGGCACCTTCGACTTGCTGAGCCCACGCATCTCCCTGACGATCTTGTCGATGTTGTCACGCATCTCAAGCCGCATCATGGTCATTGCCTCTGGATGGTTATGGTCCAGCTTCACCGTTGGCTTGCGCTTCACGCAGCCCCAGGCGCTTGGCCGCCCAGCGCTCGTACAGCCCGATCGCTACGTCTGCGCCTGCCATGGCGGTGAGGCATCCCAGTGCGCCAGAGGTCCAGATCGACATGCCTGCTGCATACAGCAGCATGATGGCCGACACTCCGCACACCACGCAGGCGCCGGACCGAAGGGCCAATCGGCGGATCAATGCCCAGCCACGCGTCCCTTCCTTGTCCGCTCGCCACATCTCGCCCGACACACCGCCCACAAGGGCCAGGACGATCACTAACCAGATCGGCATTTCTGCCAGCGCTTGCTGTTCGTTCGTCATTGGCCTACTCCGTAAACGAAAAAGCCCTGCGCTAGGCAGGGCTCAAAAACGTTGTTGTCTAGTGGATGGGGAGTTCACTGCTACGCGAACTCAACCTTCTGCTTCTGTCGAGATAGTTATATCCCGCATTGGTGACGCGCTGGATACGTATATCCGGAGCTTCCCCTTCAACATTGATACAACCCAAATCTACAAGCAGCTCGATATGGCCATCCACGACTACACCGGACCAATGGACACACTCGGCGCTGGAGAATTTGCTGCGAATATCCTTGCCCGATAAATCAAGCTTCCAGTCATCGGAGTCCTTGATGCAGACGTCTAAGATTTTCACCAACAGCTTCTGATCTCGTTCCATTTCTCAGTTCCAAAGGAAAAATTGTCTGTACGAAGTAGTACGTCTGAGGAGAAATGAAAAAACCCGGCGCAAAGGCCGGGTTTTTGGTGAGATCGCTGTTTGCGTACCTCTTTGAACATGACTGATTTATACCCCTCCAGTCCGGTGGCAGCAAGAGCTCAGCGCTGCCACCCCGCAATCAACGGCAATCAACGGCAATACACCAGCAATCAACGGACATATAACGTTACTGGCTCTAGCGCCGCAGGCATGGACCCTCCTGTCCCACTGATTTCAAGAGAGGCGCGACGTCTGAAACACCGATAAATCAAAGCGGCGCCCCTCCGTCCTACTATTTATTACTTTTTCCATGTAAAGGGAGAATTAATAAACGCTGCGCGTACGCGCGCGCGTATGTGGGTGTGTGCGTCACATGCGGGAAAGATGCAAAAACGGTGGGACGGTGGGCCATCATCAATTAACACGCGGCGCGCAGTTGACCCACCAGCCAAAACACTAGCAGGCCGTACAGGGACGCGCCGCGCCATCAAGCTACGCGCTCCAGCAGCATGCGTGCGATCTCCAGATGTGCCGAGTGTAAGCGCGCATAGAACTGCGTTCGACCACACCCGCAGTGCGCCCATTTCTGGCGTTCTACGCTTTCACGGTTCAGGTAATGCTCTTGCACCACTTGGGACAGATGCCAGGACAGACGCTTGTTTACGATCACCTCAATGTCTGCACTCCATGGCAGCAGCATCTTCGAACCGCCGCGTGTGCCTCGAATCAATTCCCCCCGGCAATCGATCAATTGACCCAACATACTGCTGGCAGATCCGTCAGGGCCACCGTGCATGTCGAGCGCCCACAATTTCAACATCTCATCCATTTCCGGGATCAAAATGCGGTCTCCTGCCTGGGCACCGCCGACCCTCGCTTCCATTCCGGCGGTTTCACATACTCATAGCTGCGCACACCACGGACACAGTTACCCTTGCGCCGGCGGGGCCAATTCATCCGATGCATAATCTTGCCGATGCGCATTTGCTCGGGTCTACCCCAGTGGCTTGGATCGATGTTAAGCGCATGCTCAAGCAAGTGCGCGCCTGTCACCGTATCGCCAATATGCTTGTCGGCCAGGTAGCCGACCACAAGGTCTTCCCACATATCGGCCTGATAACGCTGATCCTGCTCAGCGGCAAAAACATCAGCCTCATCGCGCTCCACCCACCATATGTCACCCGCGCGAAAACAGGCTAACGCTTCGGCCCAGAGTTGATCACGGTCGGCTCGCAACCCCTCAAGATCCACTTTGGTGCACATCACCGGCCAGTAACGGCGGTTGCCCGTATCGTCCTTCAGGTACTCATCCTGGTTGGTCGTGCCGATAAAAACGCTCTGCCGGGGAACATCCAGCATCCGCCGGCCATAGCTCTCGCGGTAGGTATCGATGGGCGATGAGACGAATTGCTTGGCCTTGGTCGACTCTGCCTTGTTCAGTGAGTCCAGCTCGGCCATCTCCACAATCCACTTGCCCCGGATCGCCTGATAGGCGTCTTTGCTGCTCAGATCAAATGACGTATCCATGAACCACTCGCCGCCCAATACCCGCGCAGCCGTGGATTTCCCCTCGCCCTGCAAGCCTTCCAAAATTAACATTGAGTCAGCCTTGCAGCCAGGTCGACAAACGCGGGCCACCGCAGAAATCATCCAGCGCTTGCCCACCTTGCGGGTGTACGAACTATCCTTAACACCCAGCCGATCCTGCAACCAACGCTCAAGGCGTGGCAGGCCATCCCATTCAAGGCTTTCTAGATACTCGCGCACCGGGTGGTAAGCGTTGTCATTCGCCACCGCACTTACAGACTCAACCACGTGGGCAGTCTTCACCCGCAGCCCGTACACATCAGCAAGCCACAGCGCCACCCTAATATCGTCCAGATCACTCCAGTCGCCCTTGCCCCCACCATATGGAGGCGTACGTAACTTGCGGGTCTTTGAACTGAACGAATCCCAGGCGATTACCCCGGCCCAGCGTTTATCATTACCCAGAATCAATGCCACATTGAATGGATGTACGATCAACCCGCCTTTTTCGGAATACTGCAGCTTCTCACGCCAACCCTCATCGGTAGAGGGTCGAACCACCGCTAGTACCTGACGGCGCACCGTATCCAGGCCCTCAGCGCAGTGAAGATCGTTGAAATCGGTCCAGCCGTCTTCCCGGTTGTTGTCGAATACCGGCATAACCACCTGGCCACCAACCACAACCGCTGCATTGCCAGCCTTGATTACCCCAGCGTTATACGGGTGCCCATTCACCAAAGTCTTCCAATCATCATCTGCGCAAAACACCAGCTGCCGGCCGGGATACTTTGTGCGCATGGCTTGTCCCACCGGCAGCAGGTTGCCGGCGTCAAAGCAAATACATACCGTCAGCGAGGTCGCCATGTGCAGGCTGGCGCCGGTCGCGTATCCCTCAGAAATCAAAATCACATCGCCCGGCTCGGGCTCTGGGCCGATCAAGTGAAATGCGCCTTCCTTCGCCAAACCGTACGGCCAGTAGGTTTTGTTCCTGCCCGTAGCTGCTTGCTTTTCCGGGTATAACACCTGTAGCCCGACAATATCGCCTTTCACATTGCGCATCGGTACGAAAGCCGTACCGCTCTTCGCCTTGTAACGCAGACCGATGCCGACTACCCGCTTGGCATCCAAGTAACGCGAACCGCCCTTTTCAGATAGGTGCTTCCACATACCAGCAGCGCGCCGCGCGGCAGTGCGGTGCTTTCGGTCCTCAGACAAGGCGGCCTTGCGCTGGCCTTCCTCGGCCCTCGCGCGCATCACCGCTCGATCTTCAGCGCTCAGCCGGCCGCCCTTTGGCTTGATCTTCTGCCAACTGCCTTTTTCACCCTGACGCCAGTCGCCAAACGCGCCGCAATACAGTGTTTTGCCGTCCCCCGTCAGATGCTCATAGATCACATACCAACCCGTTTTCTCCGGGGCCTTATCACCGTCGCACTCGCAACGCGTTCGCTTACCAATCACCAATGGGGTTTCTGGTTTAAGCCCGTAGTCCTGCAACTGGGCCAACACATCATCGAGTAGTTCCTGATTGGTCATGCCCGTACCCCACGCCGGTCTGCCAGCTCCTGGCAGTCAGTGCAGCGCGTACAGCCGCGATCAAGCATTGCCAACCGCCGAGCCTCTAGGATGATATCCCCGCAGTCCACGCACTCGAGCGTACATTGGCCTGGATTGGCAGTGGGCCGGGCGGCCATGGCCACTGCGAGATTAAGAGCAATGACGTTATCTGCCACATCTGCGTTGTCAGACATAGTGCAGATCCTCCGCATGCATCTTGCGGAGCACCGCGCGCAACTTGAACACCGCCTGCACCATGCGCTCGGCCAGCAGTTCAAACTCAGCCAGTTCGTCATCGTCCAGTTTGTCATCGGACAATGAGGTCGATACATGCGTGGCTAACTCCCCCTCACGAGAAAGCAACTCGCCAATGCCTGCCATTAGCGACTGCGCCGTGTCGGTGTCGCTCAACTCGGAAACGTCGATTCCCACCCAACCGATGGGATGCAGCAACGCGTCTACGATGCGCGGATCGCGCGTGGCATCCAGCACCAATTCAAGATCGCCAATGTTAGGCGTGTGGCTGGTGTTGGTCAGGCTCAGCTTATGATTGAGCGTGGTGGCGTTGCCGCCGTCGATAGCGGCAATGGCAGTGGCTCCGCCCGGATAATCACGTGCGGCGTGAAGCAAAGCTTGCGGTAGAGTCAACAGCGAACGCCTTGCGCGCTCAATGGAATTGAACTGTTTACGGTTCATGGCAAAACTCCAAAAACTCTGCCAGTGACCGCTGCATGCCTGTTTGGTACAGTTGTGCTGTGGTCACTCACAGGTGGTCGCATGCAGCCGGTTGCTCTGTGGTAGAAAACCCGGCTGCACCCCGATGGCAAGGCACACGCTCCGCATGTGCCCTTCCGTTGCAGCCTGCAGACCGTGGTGGGTTAGCAGGCAACCCAGGGCATCCGTGCCTTGGGGGGCGGTGGAACGGCGCGTTGTATTGGTTTGCTCCGCGCCGCTCTGCCTTTTACTTCGTTAAGCGGCCTGCTGGCTTGACGCTCTATCTGTCGCCCTGAGCTTTCCATCTGTAAGCACTTGAACCTGGTACTGGCGTGACTGCGGCGGCTCAGAGCCCCATTGCGATACTGCAGCGGGGGAGACTTTCAGAGCCGCAGCCACTTTAGATTTCCCTCCGAAGAAGGCGATTACTTCTGTCGTGAGCATGGTGCTCTCCTGTTTGCCTGCCCAATACAGTAAGTACACTTAACTTATTTGGCAAGCAAATGAAGGACTCCAAACAAAGTAAGCCTTAAGCTAGCTTAATGAATACTCCAGCAGAAAGAATCGCATACGCCATTTCCAAGTGCGGAAAGAAAGCCAGCGTCTTGGCCATAGAGTCCAACCTGAGTGCTGCCAGAATTAGCCAGTTAGCCCAGGGAGACGGGAGCCTCAAGGCTGAAAATCTTTTCCTATTCGCACGCGCTACCGGGTTCTCAGCACAGTGGCTTGCCGAAGGCATAGGGGACAAATATGACGCCGGCGCCCTCGAGGAGGGCCATGTGCTGATTCCCCAATTCACCGCCAAGGCGGGTGCAGGCCCGGGTCACACAAACCACCACATAGAAGACCTCGGCGGCCTAATGTTTAGGAGAGACTGGCTTACCCGAATGGGCTTGAAGGAAAAGAACCTCAAGGTCATCTACAGCACAGGAATGAGCATGTTCCCGACCATTGCTGATGATGATGTGCTGCTGATTGACGAAGGCCAGCGGGAGCCATTGAACGGCAGAATCTATGCAATTCAGCGCCCAGACGGAGACATCAGCATCAAGCGCTTAGTCCACACGCTCACCAACGGTTGGATAATTCGAAGCGACAACGAGGACAAACGCGCTTATCCGGATGAGAGCGCTACCGATACAAGCATTGGTCATCTACTCATCATCGGACGGGCCGTATGGCACGCTGGAGCCCTCTAGCTGTAGTTCTCTTAACAAAATATATTAAGCAACCTTGACTTAAAAAGTTAAGAGAACTTTAATTGCCTCACTCTCCCACCACAGAGCGAGGCAATCCCCATGCAAACCGCAACCTTGCACGTACTCCCAACGTGCCCACCCAGCCGTATTTTCGAGGTGCGCCGCCTAGCCGTAATCCACGGCTGCACCTTCGCACCCACTAAACGCAAAGCAGCCACCAGCCACATGCCAGCGCCCTTCAATCCAGATGATGGAGGGCGCGCAGCATGAGCAGACTATCTCTCAATGCCGGTGCGTATATTCGCCTGCAGGCCCAGGTAACCCTTAGCGGCACCTTCAATCACACCCTCCACTCGCGTGATGGCGGCCAAACCGTAACGGCTAAGGTCGAGATCGATCAGTGCACCGACGGCATCACAGTATTGGTGCATATCTGCGGGACGCTCAATTCCGTCACCCTCGATAAGCACCGCAAAAACAACGCCACGCGTGTCGCTAGCTTTATTGAAGGTATCGCGAACGGCCTCAGCCCTACCGGCGTGCCCGATGTAAATGAGCATGAGGCCGTCGGTGATATAGAGGCCATCCTACGTCTGGCAATTCGACGTGGGCGCGGCATTTACCATCTGATCGCTGACGAACTGGATCCCTCTGTACAGATCCAGCGCAACCCACGTGGCGGCTACATCGCCAAGCTTGAACTCGACGCCGCCGGATGCGTGCTCACCCTGCCCGCCGACAACCAGCGCGCCTACGCAATCTTGGCTGAAAACCTCAACCAATTCCTGCAGGGCTACCGCAATAGCCTCGCAGCCGCCGCGTGAGGTGTCGTCATGAGCCTATCCCTCAAACGCGTAGCGGAATGCCTAGGTTTGGGTCACCGAGAACTGATGAAACGCATGCGCGACAAAGGCTTGCTGGATCAACACAACCTGCCAACCAACCCTGCCTTGACCAAAGACTTTTTGGTCACCCGTGAGAGTCGCTGGTTTCACGAGAAGCATGGCATGCAATACAAGCGCACCACGCGCGTGACCGACATTGGTATTTCCTGGCTGGCCAGGCAGATCGGCATTGAGCGCCCAGCCCCACCCGCCGTGCCTGACCCGCGAGAAGTCGCGTAATGAGACAGCCTGAAGCATGGCCGCGCCAGTACGCCCGCCAAATCACGGCGATGCGAACCCGAGAGGAACGCATTGCCGCGCTGGCAGAAGTACCGGAGCACCTACGCGATCTGGTACGCACGCACGTTGAGATCGCCTGGAACCACCCCCGAGGGAACACACATGGACCGCAAGCTGATTGACACCCTACTGATCGAGCTGCTGAACCTGCCCGAAGAGCGTCGTACGCCCGAAAAAATTCTGGCCAACCTCACACTGGCCGCCACAGCCGCCGGCGTTTCCCTCACCATCACCGGCGCACCGCTGCAAATGGAGCACCTACAACTAGCTGCAGCTCTCGACCAGCTCGTCATTGATCTCGGCCCCAACTACCGGGCGCGCGCCATGCTGCGCCTTGGCTACGGTATTGAGGGAGTTGAACTAGGTGCCGTGCTGGAACCGCTAGACAGCACCTCTCCACTGCAGCGTTTCGTGGCGTTCGGCAACACAGCGCGCACAGCCCTGGCAGCTATAAACCGCGATATTCGAGCCAGTAACCAACCCCATACCAAAGCAGCGCCGCAACGTAAGCCCGGAAAGCTGACGCTCGGCACGCTCAAGGCCCAAGTAGATAAGGCGAACGCAGCATGACGGCCTCCGTACAGCGCGAACTGCGCCTGCCGATAGCGCCCAGAAGTCAAACCGTTGACCTGCTGTACCGAACCCTCGGGGATCTGCTCGTACCCGTCGAACAGGTACGTGAACGTTACTTCAGCAATCTAAACCAGGACAACTTTACTCGCGCACTGACAAGTGGCCGTGTAGCGCTGCCCATCACCACTCTGGATACAAGCGCTAAGCGCCCCCGTTTTATCGACATCCGCCATCTGGCCATCTTCATTGATACGCAGGCCGATGCCGCAGATGAGGTGCTGACAAACACTCAACCCCAGCCAGACGAGCGATGACACTTTAACCGACGCACTTCGATAACGACTGAAACACCGCGACCGCTGCACCACCAGCCAAGCGGAACACAACAGTAGGAGCAAACCACATGACGGCATTTGAAATTTTCGCATTGATCAGCTTCGTAATTGCACTCGCCATTCTGTATTGGGTTGGGTATCGAGGCGGATTAAAGGATGGCTGGAGCGAAGGCTACGACGACGGCCACGCCAAGGGCTACATCCAGGGCATTGAGGAGGGCGAGTCGTCGTCCGCAACTGCTCTCGAAAACGCCACACGGCGATGTGAGCGCCTGGAACTGATTTTGATCAGGGAACCACAGGACCGTCAGATCCTTCTGGCCATCGCGGGGAAACTCAAACTGGCCGCCGACTTCTTCCACGCCATCAAATCGGAAGGCCACGCGACTCAAGCACTCATGTTGCGCGACCACGCTTTGAGCCTGGCAGACGAGTTGAAAGCCTTCCGCCAGGAGGATGTGACATGAACCGCTCCATCCCGATGCTGCGGCTGACGCCTCAAGCCGCCGGAACGCTGCAACAGCAATACACAAAGGCGATCAAGGAACTGCACGACATAACTCGCCGTAACCGAGAGTTCGACCGTCAGTTGAGAGCGCTCATCGGCTACAACAGGCTGCGCAATCTGCACAAAGCAACAGACGACGCCCTGCTGCTGGCCGACCTCGTGAAGGAGGCCGCATGAACTGGATCCTCACCCACACCGGCAAGCGTTTTGACCTGTTCGAACCTGACGCCGACATGATCGATCCACGGGATATTTCCCACTCACTGGCACACCTCTGCCGCTTCAACGGGCACACCAGCGAGTTCTACAGTGTGGCGCAACATAGCTGCATCGTCGCCGAGCTGGTACCGGAAGAACACAAGCTCGCTGCCTTGCTCCACGATGCGCCAGAGGCGTACCTAGGCGACATGACCAAGCCACTTAAGCAGTGGATACATGCATACCAAGACTTCGAAGACTGGGTTTGGCAACGCGTGTGCCAGCGCTTCGACATCGCTGTAGAACTTCCTGCTTGCATTCACCAAGCCGACTTGATTGCGCTGGCCACCGAACGCCGCGACCTCATGCCAACCGATCCGGCTATCTGGGATTGCTTGGTCGGCATACAACCTATGGCTGAAACCATCCGGCCATGGCCTGCCGCAGAAGCCCGACTCACCTATCACCAACGCCTGATGGACCAACTCGCCATCGAACACCGGAGGAAAGCGGCATGAAGAATCAACAGGAAAACACCGGCGCCGAGGCCGCTTTGCTCCGTATTACCAGTGGTGTCGACACGTCAGAAACAAACAGTCTCTGCTGCGCAGCAGCAGGCATTATTGCGCCTTCCAGCGCCCCCAACGAGGCGCTTATACCCCATGAAAAGCTGCGCGAGGCAACGGTCCCTGATGCAACGCTAAACGCCCATGAAGGGCCGTCCGCGCAGCCTGTCGTGGGGTGCAGGCACATTATGAACACTGCGAATTATTCGCCAGATATGAACCTTGGTCGACGTAACCGTGGTGTCGATTTAACTAACATTTACCCATATAAGTCGGCTGTCATACGGCTTATGCATGCAGCAGAGCTTAACGGTGTTTTAGATGCCTGGCTGTTGCTGGAGGTCGCCCAAAAGCAAATAGCAGAACTGCAGCAGGCGTATACCAACTTACCGTATCAAGCAGCGGAACTGCCCCCATTGTCTCGCAGGGAGAACGCCGTATGAGCGCCGCAGAGAAGCTCGACTTCCACATCACACCCGGAGCCTGGTTTCGACAAGACCTTCTGTATCCCGTGTTCGGTCTAAGCACAGAAGCCGTTCGTAAATACCGCACCCGGGGTCTGTGGCTTGAGGGCAAGCACTGGCGTTATGACCCAGCCAACGTGATTGTCTACAACCGTGCGGCAATTGAACGCTGGATGGAAGGAAAACCATGATCGACAAGATGCCGACCGGTGTTGAGATGAATGGCAAGCAGCTACGCATATGGTTCATTTTCAACGGCCAGCGGTGCCGTGAACCCCTGGAAGGGATTTCGAAAATAAACAAGGCTGCGATCGCCTATGCAGACAACAAACGCCGGACCATTCTCGCGGAAATCAAAGAGGGCCGCTTCGACTATGCGGCCCACTTCCCCAACTCGCCCAGGGCTGCCATGTTCACAGGGACTGGCGGCCCTTCGCTCAAGCGTACAGTGAAGGAAGGCATTGAACGCTGGCTGGCGGTTCAGCGCGCACTCAAGGCTTCGAGCACCGTCGTCAACTACGTCAGCAAAGCCGTGCACGTCGAGAAGAAATTCGGCAAGCGTCGGATCATCGACATCAGCAAGAGCGACATCGAGCTGTTTCAAGCGCAGCTGCTGAAGCATGGCTTGGCTCCGAAAACAGTAAACGACATTTTCACCATCGTCCGCGGAGTCTGGGCAGACGCCTTCGGTGACGGAATACTGAAAGCCAACCCACTCGACCGGATCAAAAACGTGGGGTCAGACGTTGACCTTGAACATGCCGACCCCTTCAGTCGCACCGAGATCGAATTGATCAGCAAGGCGGATCCCAGCCGGCGAGCTGACGCTCGAATGATTGAGTTCAACTGCTGGGCCGGGCTATCTCTGTCTGAGCTTATCGGACTGGCTGCCGAAGACGTCGACCTTCAAGCCGGCCTGATACACGTGCGCCGCGCATTGGTCGTCGGCGAATTCAAAGTCCCCAAAGAACGCGCCAGGGTACGAGTCATTGAACTGATAGATCCCGCCCTAGAACTTATGCGGGAGATAATGTGTGACGCCAAGGACGCGCAAGCCAAAGAGATAACGGTGATACAGCGCGACAACATCACCTCCAAGAAAATGAAAGTGAGGTTCCTTTTCCGTAGCTCCACCAGCGGCTTACTCTGGAGCGGGAAGACATTGAGCACGTGGTTTACCGCACACCTGAAAAAGGCGGAAGTCCGTCATCGAGGGGCGAACCAGTGTCG